GAAAAAGAATAGACATTCCATGGATTCCTTGGGATGGAGGTAGTAAGTATTTAATTAAATAACTTTATATCATGAGTTATATTACAGACCCGATCGCAAAAAAAGTAATCGACTGTGTGTTACGCCGTAATGCAAAGATGTTTACCGAACTCGGTCAAGACAGTACACCGGAGGAATACGCAAAGGCAAGGCAATTAGAAAAGGAGCGGTTGCTTCGTGTCCGTAAATTTGACCCGGACAAAATTGATAGAATGCTAGTAGAGTAATGGCTGGATTAAAAGAGGTTAAAGGATATGATGATTCCGTAATTAATATCTGTGCAAACGATAGCGAAGGCGACATCATAGAACTTGCCGGTCTATATATACAACTCCCTAAAGTTCCCAATATGGGAACTATTTTATTTTCCGACCTTCCTAAAGAGGATCAGTGTTGGAGGAGAATATCTATGCCTCAAGAAATGTCTCGAATAAGATCGATGGACGAATGGTTGGAAATGCCTAAAGAGTTTAGGAATAGATACCTCCCATATATCCAACAAGAATTTGAGCGTAGAAATAATGGGGTGTGGTTTATGAATAATGGTGTACCCACCTATATAACAGGGAGGCACTACATGATGCTCCAATGGTCGAAACTAGATATTGGACATCCCTACTACTTGGAATTCCAACAAAGACTTTTCGTTCACCAAAAAGCATGTGAGGTAGACCCCCGATCACTGGGTCAAGTATATACCAAATGTCGCCGTAGTGGATATACAAATATGAGTGCTTGTACGCTAGTCGATGAGGGTACACAGGTAAAGGAAAAATTACTTGGGCTACAATCCAAGACGGGTAAGGATGCTCAAGAAAATATCTTTATGAAGAAGATTGTTTCAATATTTAAATCCTACCCATTCTTTTTCAAGCCTATTCAAGATGGTACGACCAACCCTCGTATGGAGCTCGCATTCCGAGAACCTGCAAAGCGAATCACCAAGAAGAATAAAACCTCTCAACAAGGCGAAGCCCTAAACACCATAATCAATTGGAAGAACACAACCAATAATGCTTACGATGGTGAAAAACTACACATGCTTTATTTGGATGAGGCAGGTAAGTGGGAGAAGCCTACCGACATCCGTGAGGCGTGGCGTATCCAAAGAACATGTCTTATTGTAGGTCGTAGGGTGATCGGGAAATGTTTGATGGGTTCTACTGTGAATCCAATGAATAAGGGCGGAAAAGAATATAAAGAACTCTGGCAAGATAGCAGTCCCTACCAACGAAATAAAAACGGAAGGACTCGATCGGGTCTATATAGAATATTCATTCCTTCCTATGAGGCACTCGAAGGGTTTTTTGATATATACGGAAATCCGGTAATTGACGACCCGGACCAACCCATCGAAGGCATTGACGGAGAGTTGATCGATATAGGTGCAAAGACATTCTTGAAAAACGAAAGAGACTCTTTAAAAAATGACCATTCGGAATTAAACGAGGTTATCCGACAGTTTCCTTTTACCGAGGACGAAGCCTTTCGTGATAGTATCCAGGGGTCTCTTTTTAATCTTACGAAGATATATGAGCAGATAAGTTATAACGACAACCTTTTTCCTAATCCAATTGTAAGAGGTAACTTTGTTTGGAAAGACGGAGTACAAGACACGAAGGTTGTCTTTAACCCAGATATTAATGGGCGGTTTCATATATCTTGGCTTCCCCCAGCCGATATGCGAAACAACATGGTTATAGAGCGAGGTATCAAGAAACCTGGAAATGCTCATATCGGTGTTGGCGGGGTCGATAGTTACGACCTCGATGCTACGCTTGATGGTAGAGGTTCTAAAGGTGCTATGCATCTTTACAACAAGTTCAACCTTGCCTGCCCTTCTAATATGTTTGTGGTCGAATATGCATCAAGACCCCCACTAGCAAAAATATTTTACGAGGATGTGTTAATGTGTTCGGTGTTCTATGGATACCCACTGCTCATAGAAAATAACAAGTATGGTATCGTTCGATATTTTGAGCAACGAGGATATGATGGTTACATCATGGATAGACCCCAACACCTTACCTCTACTTCTGCCCGAGTAAATGTAAAGACCAAGGGTATTCCGTCTAACTCGGCGGATGTCATCCAGGCTCATGCTCAAGCCGTGGAAGAATACATACACAACTATGTAGGAACAAACGACAACGACGGGAGTATTGGTAACATGTATTTTTCTCGAACCCTAGAAGATTGGATCGGGTTTAAGATTGATAATCGTACAAAATACGATTTAACAATTTCAAGCGGTCTTGCTTTATTGGGGGCGCAAAAAGTCAAGCAAGAAAAAAAGCAGTCGGACTTTAGCGAGAAGAAGTTCTTTAGAAGGTATAAGCTCTAGTACCCTAGGGTATTGACCTTGTATTAATTGGTATATTTGCATGAATAACTATTATCTCACGAAATGTTTGATAATCCACAAGAAAACGAAAGGTACGGCAACTTTCCTGATCCATTGGCTTCACCTGAAATTAAGGCGAGTAATTCCTATGGGTTAAAATACGCCAAGGCTATTGAGGGTCAATGGGGGAGTTCGGATGACGAGGGTTCGTTATATTACCGAAGAAAAAAAGAATTTGAGACCAATCGTGATTATGCGAATGGTACTCAAGACACATCTCGATACAAACAAATTCTAAACAGTCTCGACCCAAATAATGGGGATGGATCGTTATTGAATCTTGATTGGTCACCCGTACCGATCATTCCAAAGTTTGTCAAAATTGTAGTCAATAAAATCTTGTCGGCTGATCCATATCCAAATGTGGAGGCGGTCGATCCTTTGTCTCAAACGGAAAAGGACAAGAGAAAAAATAAACTCAAAGGTCAAATCATGACCCGCGACTTCTTGATGAAAGCCAAGGAGATGGGGGTAGACATGGACTATGACCCAGAGGCTATCCCCGAAAGTTTAGAGGAAGCCGAAATATTCATGGACACCAATGTGAAGACCGAAGCAGAAGTCGCTGCGCAGATAGCAACGAAGATGACTTTGGATTGGAACAACTTCCATGACACCACATATCGTAGAGCGGTCACTGATCTTGTTACCAATGGTATGGCGGTCGTTAAAAGAAACAACGACCCTAACTATGGTATCGTAGAGGAATATGTAGACCCGGCTTATTTCATCCATAGTTATACCGAAGACTACAACTTCGATGATATGGTTTATGCTGGACACATCAAGCGCATCACCATCCAGGAGTTAAAGCGTATTGCCGGAGATCAGTTCGATGAAGAGACCTACGAGAAAATAGCAAAGACTGTTCGAAACCGATTCCAAAACAATCCGAGTAGACTTACACATTCTTACTACGATAAGAACCTACAACGAGCAACCTACGGATACGATGAGTATTTCGTTGAGGTGCTAGACTTTGAATTCTTATCTATAGACAAGATGTTCTTTGAAGAGAAAGAAAATCGTCATGGACACACAGGGTTCTACTTTAAAGGAGCGGAATACAAAGCACCTGCGGAAAGCGTGTTCTCACGCCAACCTTATTGCATGACCAACACAACTCTTTACGGAGGGACATTTGTGATTGGGACAAAACATATCTACAACTACGGAATCAAGAAAAATATTCCGAAGAATATCCATGACATCACGAAGACTCGATTGTCTTACAATGTTATAAGCACGAACATTCGCCGTATGATGCCGAAGTCTTTGGTTTCGGGTATCATTAGTTTCGCCGATCAGTTGCAGTTGTCTCATTTGAAACTACAACAAGCAATCGCCAAAGCAAAACCAGATGGTCTGATCATTGACATCGAAGGATTGGAGAATGTGCAGTTGGGTCGTAGCGGAAGCCTAGAACCTCTAGAACTACAAGACATCTACGAACAAACAGGTGTTTTCTACTACCGAAGCAAGAACCCAGAGGGTGGATTCCAAAACCCACCTGTTCGAGCAATCGACAACCAAATTAGAAACATCAACGAGCTTATTGGTATATACAACCACAACCTCCGTATGATTCGTGATGCTACAGGTATCAACGAAGTAATGGATGGTACATCTCCTAAAGGGGATCAGTTAGTGGGTGTTCGCCAACAACAACTTGCGGCGGGTAACAACGCAATATATGATATCACCCATTCGGCACAGGTTCTCTACAAGCGTGTTGCTGAAGATATCATTAAGTGTTTGCAAATCATTCCGGAAGAAAGCGTTCTCTATCGTATATATGCGAATGCAATCGGAGAGACCAACATGTCTATATTGAATAGTTTCAAAGACTTGCCTATGTATAACTTCGGTGTTCGTATTGTTTCGGCAATGGACGATCTCGATAGACAATACATGGAGCAGAATATTCAAATTGCTTTAGGGCAACAAGAGATAGACCTAGAGGATGCTATTGCTATTCGTAACCTTCGTGATATAGATCAGGCTGAAAGACTGCTCATTCTACTAAGAAAGAAACGACTCAAGCAAAAGCAACAGGCTCAAATGCAAAATATCCAAGCACAAGCACAAGCCAATGCTCAAACGCAACAACAATCTACACAATTGGAATTGCAGAAGAAGCAGGCTGAAACTCAATTGGAAATGCAAAAGATTCAGATGGAAGCCAAGATTAAGGCTCAAATGATGCAACTCCAACACCAATACGACAAAGAGATTCAAGCAATGAAGTCTCAAATCGTGATGGCGCAAACACAAGGGGGTAATTCATTCCGTCAAAATATTGAGTCCATGAAGGAAGATCGAAAAGATGAGCGTGTTGAAAAACAAGCGGTTGAGCAGTCTAAACTAATCTCTCAACGCCAAGGCAAAAGAGAGGAGTTGAAAGACACGGATGATTTGGCTCAAATTTTTAACAATCAATAAGTTAGTACCTTTGCAATATGGCTCTTACGATAAATCTCGATACTGCTCAAAGACTAGACATCACCTGTAGAAAGGGCGATAGTTTTAATCTTGAGTTGACCTTTACGGACGACTCTGGAACGGCTATTAACCTATCTGCTTATTCATTTAAAATGGATGTGCGTGAAAGCGACACGGCTTCAGGCACAATATTAAATGATACTAATTTTACTTATACAGTGAGTGGGGATAGTAGCAACACACTAACAGTTGCTGCCCCAGGGTCTACCATGGAGGCGGTTGATGGAGGCATGTATGTATATGACATCCAATCAGATTCGGATGGCGATGACAACTCCTCTACAGGAACGATTAAAACTTGGCTATACGGAATCTTTAAAGTGAACGAGGATATCACATTATAATGGCTAAAATAACAGTAAAACAAGGTGACTCATCTGCAATATCAATCAATAGTAGGACTGTAAACCCTACGAAGATTAGTATTTCAGGTATTGCTACAAGTAGCGGTAGTGATAAGACCTACACTCATGATCAGGCTTCTGCCTCGGATACTTGGGTAATCACCCATAATCTAGGTAAGAACGCCTCGGTTACTGTGGTCAATTCCGCCAATACAGTCATTTTGTGTGAGGTTACTTATGATTCTTTAAATCAAGTCACGCTAACCTTTGACTCGGCTACCGCCGGAAAAGCGTATCTAAATTAGTATTAAATTTGTAGGACAATAAAAATATAAACCATGGCTTTAAAAATTGTATCGGGGATAGAAGTAACGAGTATATCGTTAAGCTCGTATCTAGACCTAGCGAAGAATGAACTTCGCAACGCAGCAATCCAAAATCTTTCTACGACAGAGATTAATGCGATTAGTAGCCCAGCACAAGGGCAGTTTGTGTATGATAGCACACTCGACAAGTTAAAAGTATATGACGGATCGGCTTGGGTTTTAGTGGGTGCTGCACCTGACGACTCTACTATTGAGTTGTCTAGCAATACACTTTCTATTAAAGCCAGTGGTGTTGGTACTAGTCAAATTGCAGATGACGCAGTAACCGCTGCAAAGATTGATGACAATGCAGTAGGTATCGCAGCGTTGAATGTAACGGATGGTACGAACGGACAAGTTCTTGTAACCAATGGATCGGGGACACTATCTTTTCAAGACCAAGTTGATTCCGATGTTTCAGTTGACAATCTTACTACTAAATTAGCCCTGATTTCGGGTAACTACAGCCTTGGTGATGCGACTGATGTTACAGCCACATTTAGCGGTGGTGTTACTATCACGGGCGACTTGACTGTTAATGGTACAACAACAACAGTTAACTCTACGACTACAACACTTGATGACCCAATCATCACTTTGGGTGGAGATACCGCACCAACTTCTGACGACAACAAAGACCGAGGGGTTGAGTTCCGTTACTACGATACTGCGGCTCGTATTGGTTTCTTTGGTTACGATGATAGTGACCGACTCTTTACTGCTTATTTAGGAGCATCAAATGAATCAGAGGTATTTAACGGAACATATGCACCGGCAAAGTTTTCTGATTTAACATTGACTGGTGGACTTAATGTAGCCACTTCAATCACCATTAACGGCACAGCCGTCACTGCTACCGCTGCTGAACTAAACATTCTTGACGGTGTAACGGCGACAGCCACAGAGTTGAACTATGTATCTGGAGTTGATTCTGCTATCCAAACACAATTGGATGGTAAGCAACCAACCATCACAGGTGCTGCTACCACTATTGATGACACAGACCTTACTGTTTCTCGTGCATTGGTTTCTAATGCCTCTGGAAAGGTTGCCGTATCGGCAGTAACATCTACAGAACTTGGATATCTAGATGGTGTTACCTCTGCGGTACAAACGCAAATCAACTCCAAGCCCGACTTCTATAGCGGTAGCGTTACAGTCTCTAGTGGAACAGGAAGTGTTTCATTTAGCACTCACGGAATCGATTGGCCGGCAATGGTACAATTGTATGATTCAAATGCCCGCCTAGTACTTGCCGACATTCAACAATCAGCTGAAGGCGAGAACGATATCACAATCACTGCATCTGATGCTACTTACACTGTAGTTATTCAAGGCGCAGCATAATTGTGGAATTTAGTAAATTAGTGTCCTAACATAAGGGGGAGGGAATGCCCTCCCC